AAATACACGGAAAAGAAGGGGCATGCAACATACCTGTCTTGGGCATGGGCAGCCGATACACTTTTGCAAAACGACCAGAGCGCAACGTGGGAGTACGCAGAGCCTAAGATGTTTGGCGAGACCATGATGGTGTTCTGCACGGTACACGCTTTTGGTAAATCAATGACCTCACAACTGCCAGTGATGGACTATAAAAACAAAGCCATCGCTAATCCAGATGCAATGTCAATCAATACTGCAATGCAACGATGTCTTGCTAAAGCAATCGCACTACACGGAATTGGCTTGTACATCTATTCTGGTGAAGATGTTCCAGTGGTTGAAGTCGACAGAGTGGCTATCTTGAAAGAGCTTGGTAAAGCCAAAACAATAGAGCAATTAGCTACCGCGTACCACAAAGCAATAAACGATTGTGATGGCAACACAGATGCTCAGGTGGCGGTAAAGAAACGTGCAACTGAAATTAAATCACTACTTGCTGGAGATAAATAATGATTGAGCAGGGTTCAGCCGAGTGGTTTGCGATGCGATTGGGAAAGATAACGGCATCTCGAATCTCAGACGTAATCTCAAAAGGTCGCTCTGGTGAGTCAACTGGTCGGGCGGATTATAAATTGGACTTGGCACTAGAGCGTCATTCAGAAATTAAAACAGAATCAATATCAACATTTCATATGCAGCGCGGTACGGAGCTAGAACCACAAGCGCGTATTGAGTATGAGCTGAGGACAGGTGAGTTTGTTGACCAGCTAGACTTCGTGCCTCACCCGACAATTGAGATGGCTGGTGCTAGTCCAGATGGTTTGGTTAATGAGGGTGGCTTGATTGAGATTAAATGCCCAATGCGCAAAAATCACGTTCGTTATCTACTGGCAGGCAAACCGCCAGCAGCCTACATTCCACAAATGGCATGGCAGTTGGCTTGTACTGGTCGCGAATGGTGTGATTTTGTTTCGTGGCATCCTGATATGCCAGACAACACAAGGTTATTTGTGGTGCGGTATTACCGTGATGAAGAATATATTGCTGAAATTGAGGCTGCTGTTATTAAATTGGACACTGAGGTGGCTGAGATTGTTAAGCAGTTGGAAAGCTACAATGAAGTTTGAAAAAATGAATCTAGTTACAAAGCACGGTAAGCACAAGGACAGTGAGGGTAATTTAAAGTCTGGCTGGATTAAAGTTGGAGAGACGCATGAAACTCGCAACGGAGGTCTGTCGTTAAAGATAGATTCACTGCCAATAGATTTTGATGGCTGGATTAACCTAGCCGCGCCAACCGATGTGGATTACAATTTTTAGGAGATAGTCATGGATATTAAAGACACTTTGATAGCGTTAGTTTTGGGTGCAGTCTTTTTTGTAGTGTTACGAATTGTTAGTTTATAAGGAGCAGCAAGATGATAGTAATTAACGATAAATTTGCAATTGAGAAAGACACGGCATCTTGGAGGCTTTACTATACTTACGAGGGCAAGGATGCTAAGGGTCAGAATAAGAGGCAGGTTAAATCAACGTGGCACGCTAATTTTAAGCAAGTAGCTAATGCAATTATTAATCTTGATATTGGTGAGAGTGAAACGTTTAACGATTTAATTGGTAAGTTAGAAAAGAGCAATATTTTATTAGAGCAATATTTAACAGAAAAGGTGGTATGAAATGAATGTATTAAATGCAATTGGAAATTTGCCTCGTGATTCAGAGGTTAGATTTTTGCCAGACGGTACTCCAATATTAAACTTTGGGTTCGCGCTTAACGCAGGATTTGGTGATAAACAATCAACATCGTGGTTAAACTGCTCATTATTCGGTAAGCGTGCAGAGAGACTTGCGCCAATGCTGCTTAAAGGCACGAAGATAGGCGTTACAGGCGAGTTCTCTATGCGGGAATACACTGACAAGGCTGGAGCAATTAAAACGTCAGGAGAGCTTCGTGTGAACGATGTGACGCTACTTGGCAAAAAAGATGCGGAATCACCAGCGGCAAGTACAGCTTCTGCTCCGACAGCGGAAGAAGAATTTTCGGAAGACATTCCGTTTTAATGGAAGATGAGTTTGACGAGCAAGACGAGTACCAGTACGAAACTGTCGATATGAGTGAGCTTCTTGAGATGATTTTTGAGAGGCTCGCTCTTATCGAGGGCAAGCTCGATATGGTGGGTAATCTTGTTGCGGGTAGAGATAAGACCAAGTTACATTAACGATAAAGAAAAGGAATGACGATGAAAAGAATTGTGAATATTGATTTATTTAAAAACAACCTGCTGGCACTGTGTAAAGAGCCGATGCTGATTCCTGACTTGGCAGAGAAGGTGGGTTGTGGTTACTCAACCATTTACAGGCACATCAATACACTCAACAGGGCGGGTGATATTATAAGAACGTGGACAGTCATAGACGGGGTGCGCCGTGCGTACTATCAGACGGCAGAAGACTCTAACGTAGAGCTGGGTGACAGCCAAGTTTACAAGACTCTGGAGCAGCCCCTGAAAGGGGACGGCATCAAGCAAACTAAAGCTTCTATTCATGACGATGGTGTAGTAACGGTCATAGGAAATCGAACAATAGTAAGGGGCTTAAAGGGCTACCATCCAGAGCGCAGTAAAGATGAGTTCAAGAAAAGTCCAAGACGCTGGGTTTCTGGTAGCACGCTGGAGGGTTTCTAATGACTACATTTAACCAGCACATGAGTTTTGTTGCGTTTGTAAAGACTCGCTTCCCAGTGACTGAAAGGTATCCAGTTAGCGTTGAATTGGCTGCGACTAGACGGGAGATTAGAAATAGGCTGGCAGCAGGGCAAGTTCCTAAAGCCGTTGCAATCGACATGAACGTGAGTCCGAGTGCCGTCTATAAAGTTAAGAACGAAATATCTATGGAGAAATCACAATGATTACACCAGAAGAATACAACGCAGCAGTGTGGGAAGTTGGTGTTGGCGATGTTAATAGTAAAGAGAAGGGCAGTGGCGCACGATATAACAATGGCAAGCCAGACTTCTCATTAATACCGCTATGTACAATGGCTGATGAGGCTAGAGTGTGGGAATACGGAAAACGCAAATATGCTTCGTGGAACTGGGCGAAGGGTATGGATTGGAGCATTCCCTTTGCCTGCGCCATGCGACATCTAAGCGCTTGGCAGCGTGGCGAAGAGAATGATGAAGAAAGCGGACTACCGCATCTGGCTCATGCGATGTGCAATCTAAGGATGCTAACGCTTTATAAGGATGTATTTCCAGCAGGCGATGATAGACCAACAGCGGAGCTTAAAGATGCAAAGTAAACTAAGCTCACTGTACGAGGCAATACTTAACACGATTATCGGGTACGTTATTGCCTTCATTGCTCAACTGATTGTTTATCCTGCTTATGGTCACAGCTTCACATTTGGACAGAACATTCAAATCGGATTGATATTTATGGCTTTATCATTCGCGCGTAGCTACATTATCCGCAGATGGTTTAATGCCTACGTAACTAAGTTTGCCCATCGGTTAGCGGGAGAAGACAAATGATTCGCGCTGATTTAGTCATTGGATTGATAACACTGGGGTGTTTAATAGGAGTTTTAACGACAGTAGTTATTACTAAGATAAAACAGAAAGAGTCTATGCCTCAAGAGCCAGTGGTGTGCGTTGTGCAGATGAACTCAAAAGCAAATAATCAAACACATAACTTCAAAGGAGTAGTAAAATGAAAAATAGCAAAATAGCATTAAAATACTTTCTTCATAAAGAAGACAATCAAATTGTGGGGGAATTGTCTAAACACAAGTCTGGCATATTTGAGGTAAATTTCACACTCAAATGTTTGCGGACTGGGGGTTCGTGGACTTTTGTGAGTTTGGAAGATGCAATTAATAAGGCTGATTGGATTCTTGATAACCAGTCTGAATATAAAAGAGCGGAGAACTAAATGAAAAAATTATTAGTAGCATTAGCTTTAGTTGTAACATCAATTGGTGCTTATGCAGCTTGTACCACCACAACCCTTATCCAGCCGAATGGCAGCGTAGTTATGTGTACCACCTGCTGTTTTAATGGTAACTGCACGGTTACCTGTCTGTGAGTCAGGCTGGACATATATCAGCATTGGAGATGGCTAAGTTTAATATGCGCCCTACTCACTGCGAGCAGTACAGGAGTGATAATTTAAGGCTTAGTGAAAAGGTATACGGCAAAGCGTACGCAGAAGACGTTAAGCTCTACATGGAGCAGATTAGAAAGCAGAAGAAATAAGATGAATGTATTACATTTTGGCGTTTAATTCTTACGGGTAATAAAAAGCCCCACCGAAGTGAGGCTTGTTTCGCTTTAGGCTTATTTGTTCATTACGTACATTGTAACTTCAAAACCGAAACGCATTTCAGTAGCTGCTGGTGTTGTCCACATGATAATTTCCTTAATAGCCGATAAGCAAAAGTGCTTGGCTATAATAATGGACTTAATGTTAATGGAAGGCATCAGTATTTTCATTAATTTAAGGAGCTAAAATGAACCCCATAGTAAATACAGATGTTAAAATGAGCAAACAAATGCTTGATGCATTGACATTATTTGAAACATATTGCGTGGCAAGTTTAACTAAAAAAACAAATGAAAGTGAAGTTAAAAGCTTTTTAATGGCTAACTTTGGAGAAGATATTGCCAGCAAATTTAAAAAGGAATATCTTTATTAATACCCAAGCCCCTTTAACATTTTTGCATCAATTATTCCAGAGTAAGGCTTCATCTGCAAAGCTCTTATGTCTTGGGCTGTTGGGGTTCTTGGGTTAATAATTCCTCTAGCAGAAGATGCATCTTTTAGCATTTCATAAACTTGTATGTCCCTATCCAATAATCCAATGCCCTCACCAGCAATTCCTTGTGGATATGCTGCGTGACCTGATGCCTTAATAATTGGCTTGTCTGCAAATATTCTTCCTACGTTCTGAAGTCCACCCTCGGCAGCCGTTAATTGACTTGGGTCTGCAACAGCCAGTCTCGCCTCTCCTATACTAAGTCCACCTTCATTTCTATACTTTTTATCAAGTAAGTTCTTTAGGGCTTTTCTTTTTTTATCTGGCAATGACCTGAATTGAGAAATGCCTTCTTCCGAACCAATCCCTTTGAAGTTTGGTATAAAAGTTTTAATATCTTTATTCACTCCCTTTTGTGCGGTTTTGCTTATATTGTTTGACATATACTGAAGCATCGTCTCTCCAGTCATGTTTGCAAAATCTCCGCCAGTGGGAGCCATGCGCCACGGCAAGTATAGCGGGTCTTTCCCAGTCATTTGCTTTAACATTCTTGCATTGTCCACAGTTTTAGTTACTGGAGCGGCGGCGGATGCCCAAACTTGACCAGCATTATTAAACATATAGTCCTGACCACCTTGCATATTTACATTTACAGGGACATCATTTACCTTGTTTAAAACTCCAACATTTGTTCTATCAGACATTGACGTAATAAATGGATAGCCTTCATAATCAACAAGCGAAACTTTTGGTATCTCTATGTTGGGGGCATCGTAAGCTGTTCTTAGTTTATTTAACCTATCTTGCTCCAACGCTCTTGGGTCAAACCTTTTATCAAAACCAAGTTTTCCAACATTTGTAATTTTTGTTGTAAGCGCCATTGTTGGGTTTATATCCATACCAAGATTAAGAATATCATCTTGAGTCATGTTTCCCACTTGGGATGTATAGCTCGGATTAAACAACTGCTTAACTTCCCCAACCACGCTTTTTGCTGGATTAAAGTCACCAGAGATTAAACCCCCAACTACATCTCTAGCCCCCTGACCGCCAGCATACAAATTACCAGCAGCATCTTTGCCCCCAGCATACAGTTCTTTCATGTAGTCTAATAGTCCAGCCATAGTATCCCTAATCTAAATATGTGCTTATTATCCATTTAGCAAACTTGAGTAGCTCATCCTTACTGGCATTGCTTTTCATTGCGTTTGCTTTGTGGCTAATTACTTGTATGTTGTCTTTAGTGTATCCGAGTAGGGTGTCTATCCTGTCAATAGAGTAGCTGTCACTCATGCAAGAACCCCTGCCATTACCAATGTTTGATTTTAACTTTATCCCAATTAGCGGGCAGTATTCAGGAAGCTCTACATCCTCTTTTGTTAGCGTGAACTCAAGCCCCTTGTCCCTAGCCCGCCTTTTAGCCAAAGTGCAAAGGCGGGACTCTATATTGTTCTTGTTCCACATCACCTTTGACTCGGTTCTATTTGCCATCACAAATAAGCTCTAACGCCCTTTTTGTCGATGGTAAACATTTGCCTTCTTGGTTTAGCACCAGCCTCAGCGAAGCCTATGTGTATCCATGAATCAAACTCGTATATCAACTGGTCAAACTCAATGCTGGAATCTGCAATAGCTCTCATCACTTCATCAACACCGCCAAACTTTGGACAGGTGAAGTCTGCTGCCAAGCCTCTTAGGTGGTATGAGGTATCTCCGCTTCTTAGCGCCCTGTTTAACTTCAGACACCTGTATCCGCTTGATATGTTAATTGCATTGCTGTCCAGCTTAGTGCGGATTTGTTCCAAGCCTTCTGCCAGCTTCTGTAGGTTCTTTAACTCTGCTGCTGCTGGGGTGTTGTCGATTTCTAGTCGTATTGCTGTACTGCTAAACGTTAATTCTTCTAAGCTAAAATGTGGTGTCATTTTTTGCCCCTCATATCAATAATCTTTTCTAGTGTACGCCCGCCAAAATAGAACGACATCACCAGCATACCCCACTGCCCAAGTAGTGTTACATAAGCCTCGTTTGCATCCAAGTCAAAAGCAGACATCATGGCAAATACAAAATAGCCTACAAAAATTGCAACAAGCGTTAGCGGTCTGATGTTCTTAGATAGCCAGCTATCGGACGACATATCAGCCTGATGTCTTTCTGATAAATTGTTTTGCTCAGTCTTAAACAAATCGGTTTCATTTGCAAGTTTAGCAAGCTCGCCTTCGTGAGCCATCTTAGCTAAGTCGGCGTGAGCCTGTGCCTTTGCTTTTGGGTCAGGAATAATCTTGTCTAGTACAGTGCCAATTAATGGCAAAAGCGCAGCAATCATTTGTCCACCTTATTTTCTAGCTTATCGTAAATTCGATTAAGCATACCATCCACCTTGTCTAAGCGAGCATCCAAATCAACCTTGCGTGCGTAGTTTGTTGGAAGGTCAACCTCTAGGTGCTTCATGTCTTCTTTTAGGTTCTGCACAGCATCCCACAACTGACGAGCGAACCAACCCAAAACTGACAGCACTGTCCCGATAGTTACGTTAACAATATCTTGATATTCCATTCTAATCCTAGTCGTATTGGTTGCTTGGGTTGTTTTCACTAATCATACCCTCAATAGATAGGTCTTCATAGCCTGCATCAAGACAACCATCGCAGGTTGTTTCATCGCCCTCCTGTTGCATAATGAAAGCCATGTTGCATTTATTACACAGAGTTATCTGATTTATAAAAGATTGCTTCATAATTATTTACCGAACAATGCTGCGCCCTGTTGCCCAAGAAGCCCACCAATTCCTCCAGCTTTTGAAAACCTATCTGGGTTTATTGCTTTCTCTTGAAGCAAATTTAAAAACTCTTTTTGAGCTGTTGGGTTTTGATTGAATAACATACTTTGCATTTCGTCCGCAACATTTGCGTTTACTCCACTTGCGCGAGTAAGGGCGTTCCTTCCAAGTTTAGTTGCCGCACCAAAAATGTTGCCAGTAGCCATGTCTGAGACAAAGTCTAACTCAGCAGCGTCTTGAGAAACCATCTTCCTTTCTATTGTTGGAGAGCCACCCAAAACCTTGTTGCTTGTCCTCAACAACTGTTTCTGAGCGTCAACTTGCTTAACAAACTGCTCGTACATTTCTTCGCTATCAAAGGCGTATTTAAGAGCCTTTTTTTGCGTGTCAGATGAAAAAACAAGGCGTGTTGCGTCATTCCCTTTAAATGTGCCAAAGGAGTTCTTAACACCAGACAGCATCCCTACCCTAAACGCCTCCTTCTCAGCCCCCGTCATTGCCTTAAGCTTTGATGAAAGCTCACCTAAGTCTGCAATTTTTTGATAATTAAGACCTTTTTGATAGGCTGTTTTCATTGCAGAGCTATCAGCAAATTCTTTGTTTGCTTGGGCGTAAGGCTTGTTGTAATATTTCAATAAATTGTTAAATTCATTTTTTACTGTATTAACCTTAGCACCGTATTTTGACATTTTGCCAAAAGCATCAACTTCCTTATCTATTACAGAATCAAGACCTATTTTTATTTGATGCAATAATTCAGTATTAACTGACTGTGCATTTCTTAGTTGCTCAAGGGGTGGCAACTTGACACCATCAATGTCTGCAAACTTTACAGCCTCATCGTAAGCATTTTTAAACAAATCTCTATCAGCATACTTTCTAAACGGAGCTGCTGGAACGTCAATGCTATATGCTTTTGGATATTTGGCTCTTGCAGCAGATTGCTGTTTACCAATTAAATCCTCAATATAATCAAATCCAAATTTTCCATCAGACTGTATGCCAGACTTTTGCTCAAGCCCGTAAATCAAAGAACGCACTAACTCTTTATTTCTATTTTCTAAAAACTCTGATGTACCTGTTTTTGATGAGCTTGGTATAGACGCTGCTGCAAAACCAAGACCCCTTAAATTGTCACCCAAGTCAGCAAGAACTGGGCTTGGCACTCCAAGCCGTCTAAACTCTTCCAGCACCTCAAACGCTTGGGCAGGTGTTAAGTCTTCCTTTGCCAAGTATTCCTGAACCTTTTTAGACGCAACCTTGTTGGCATTTGAGAAACCAGCCGAATCAATCATGTTTTTTATGATGCCGCCGCCAAGTTTTGCCACGGGTGCTACGACCCCGCCAGTAACTGCGCCTAGCGCACCAAAACCCGCTGCGTTAGCTGGGATGTCCCCCATCTCTTCAGCAACCCCAGCCCCTGTTATTGCACCACTTGCTGCACCGCCCAATGCGCCAGCTTTAGCTGCCCCATACAGTCCTTTTCCAGCCTTGAATGCACTGCCAGCCAAACCGAAAGGCAAGGCTATACCTCCAGCAACGTCAGCTACCGTGCTTACAATTGGATAATCTTTAGCGTATTCATTGTTTTGCGCTCTTAATTTGTCTCGAATCTGAGTGTAATTTTCATCACTAAATGGCGCTCTAACTCCAGCCTCAAGCTCATCTCCAAAGCCAAAAGTTAACCCACCTAGTGCAGCCCTCGCAGTTTCAGCGCCACCACTATATGGAACTGATTTTGGCTGTTCTGGCAATGCGCCTCCAGCAACTACATTAATTGTTGGAACTGTTATGCTTGTTGGGACTTCTATCAGCTCGTCATCTTCTATAGCCATAATTATTTTTTCCTTTTAAGCTTGCCGCCATCATTTCCGTCATGATAGACGCTTCCTGACGGTAGCTGTGTATAGGTGTAATCACCATTTCCAAATACGTGAGGGTAGGCTTCAGAAACATCAACTTGAGATGGTTGCGGGTATCCAGATTCTGGGGTATACCCACTAGATGTTCTTGAAGAGCGTAATGTTTTATTTATATCTTTAGCGTATTTGAGATTAATTCTTTGCATTTTATAAAATGCTTTGATTAAATCAGCCTTGCTTGTAGCGTCACTTAGCTCTTGCTTGGCGCGTTTAAAATCGCCATCAGTTTGAACGCCTTTGTTTAATCTTAGTATATCGTTAGTTACCTTTGTTTTAAATCTCTCAATTTCTTGCCATAGCAAGGCTTTAGGGTCGCGGCTACCTGCTGCTGCCATTAACTTATATTTCGCGTTTAACATTGGACTAAAGTCGATGTCTGCTGCATAAACTTGATTAATAACATTATCCACCTCCCCAGCAACGTCAATGTTTCCTGTTGCTGAACTGACCATTTCCAGCTCTTTACTATAAACCTGTGGGGGCAATTGTTTCATGCTTGCCGCTTGCCTCGCCAGCTCAAGGGTTGCCATAGAGTTTGACAAACTAGCTGCTGACAACGCTCTAGATTGCGCGCTACCTTCTTGGCTTACTAGCCTGTTTGAATAAGTCTCATCCATTTTACCTAGCTGCATAATTGTTTTTTCAGCCGTCTCTAAATCAATTTGACCATTTTCAAATGAAGTATAATATTGTTGAGCTAATTTTTTAACTGTTGGGCTTTGACCCCCTTCAGCAAAAATTTGGAATGGGTTGTTTTCTGCTCCAGTTTGATTCATTCTTCTAAGTTTCGGAGATAGGTCAGCCGCCTGATTAATTACCGACAGAGGGTCGTCTGATAGAGCTGCTAATCTTTGAAGAGACTCTTGATTGATTACTCCATTCTTCATGATATTTCCAGAAAGCTGCTGTCTCTCAGAATTTCTTTGAAGCTCTAACTCTCTTGCCGTTTGTGCAGCTTTAGCTTGCTCAATAGCCTGCCCCTGCACATAGTCTTGAGTAGCGTTCTTGTAAACGCCTTGTGCGCCGCCAATGCCAGCCTGTGCTGCGCCAGCAAGTATTCTACCTAGTCCTAAGTTTTGATTCTTTGGCATACCAGCGTAACCAATTAATGCGTTAGCAATACCAGTCCCAATTGAGCGTTTGCGTAAATCTTCGGTTGCCTGCTGCCCAAGCAATCCTTCCATGTATGCTGGTGGAGCTGTGCCAAACACATTTCCCAGTAAGCCAGCAAATCCTTTATTTTGTTCTGCCATAATTATTCCTTACAGTAATGAAATGCGCTTGCGTTGGATAGGCTGAATGCCTGCAATAAGCGCCTGTATATCCGCGCCCTGTGGGGCTTTCCCAGCACTCATTCCGCCAGCGGGAGCTTGAGCCATTCTTTGCGGTTCTTGGGAGAATTTATCGTACACTGAGCTAGCGCCTACTAAGTTATCAATTGAAGCGTAAGGACTGATTTTGTCAGAAAAAGAGTTAAGCCTATCCATCATGGACAGCTCTTGTGGCACACCAGCAGATAATCCGCCATCTTGATATGCACGATTGCCCAGCATTAAGTTTTCACTTGTATTGGCAATAGGGTCAACTGGATTAACAAATCCCATGTTCGGACTCATGAATTCACCTGAGCCTAAGACCGCACCTTCTGAGCCGTAAGGCATACCAGATGCTAAGTCAAATGAGTTAGCCATACCCATTTCAGGCATATAAGATGGCATCATATTAGAACCCATTGATGCCGCAGTTCCCATGCCAGTTGTAGCCATTTGAGGTGCTAGTGAAGGCATAGCAGCAGAAGTGAGTCCAGCAGCGCCTTGTGTGCCTGCAACAGAAGCGCTACCACCAGTCCAAGCTCCAGCAGAACCAAGTGCAGAACCAGCGCCGCCCATAGCAGCCCCCATTGCTGCGCCCGTTAGCGGGTCTTTGCCTGTAAGTAAGCCGCCAAGCGCTCCAACGCCAGCTCCAATCAATAATGGTGCGAATGAAAACATATTAAGCTCCCCTTACCTTTCCAACGACAAAGCATATTGGTTCGATGATAGAACGATAAATCCTGCCTAGTGTATCACGTTTGCCGTGCTTCTGCTTCCAAATATCTGCTGTACGATGCCGCGCAACGTGTTCTAGAGAGCCTCTGACAAGCTTTCTTAGTGGGTTTGTATCATTCCTATACCCAAAGAAGATTAATGGCATGAAGAGCGTGTGGTAGCCTTTCTCGTATGCAGGATGTAGGTCTTTAGATTGAGCCAACCAAATCTTTTGACGGAAGCTTCCAAAGCCGTAAACATGGTTCATTGCCGTACAAACAATCTTGCCTCCGCCACCTGATTGAGTTGTTGTTGAAACAGAGCCAGATGGTGCGCCATATACTGAGCTAAGATAAGTCTGTAATTTTGCGTACGGCTGGTTTTGCTCAAAGTTAAATCTATCAAGGTCAGCTTGTAGTGCATCTGATTGATACTGCTCTTGTCCTTGCCCAACCTGTAGCAACTGATTAATGTCGCCATAGTCAGCTTGTGCCAATGCTGGTGCATTAATAGCGGCAGCCTCTTGTCTACCACGCTCATCGCCATAGTTCTGATAAGCCATCTCACCGTACTTGTTAGCCAGTGTATTTCCGAACGTAGTTGCCGCCCTGTTTTGAATATCAGCCGATACGTTTGAACCGTAACGACCAGCCTGCGATGCTGCGCCCTGAGCCTTAGCAATCGCATCGTTGTATGTGGTAGTAGCACCTGTAGCTGCGCCTGCCATAGCGCGGTCAAAGTATGGATTAGCCCGTAGGTAATCGCCACCAATAACACCCTGCTGTTGAGCTTGGGCAGATGGCAATAATGGGTTGCCTGCCAGTGCGCGTGTTTCGGCTGCATTGAATGCTTGGCTGGTTTGGTCTGATGGCGATATATATGTCTTGCCGCCATAATATTCGGGACTGTCAGTTTGATACAGCTTTTGAGCTTCGGTTAAACCGTAGTTAACGTAAGGCTTTAGTAGCGGGTCGATACCTTGCTGCGTGGTTGACTCACCACCGCCGCTAGAACCGCCACCACCCTCAAGGGTCGCTGGTGCGCGACTAAATAGCTTGCGTTTAAATGCCTGCTCAGGCAACATATCGAAATGGTTGTAATTCATAATGCGTACTCCACAATAATGTATCTGTTTTCAAAGCCCAGCTTCCTTTTCCAAAGCCGTGCGACTGACTCAAATGCAGCCCCCTGTATCTTCGTGCCACCGTTTACCTTTACCCACTCTTTAAACTGATTGAAGGAGCTTACGTCTGTCTTTCCACCAATAGCAGTTAGGAACGCTATTCTGTGATTGGGATGATTAATCCACTCCACAGTAAACGCCGTTTCAATCTTGTTTGCTTCATCAACTAAAACCAAAAGCACTTGCTTGCCGTCAACTAACATTAACTTTAGCTGGTCTAGGTTGTACTCACCCGCGCTGTGTGCAAGTGCGATATCTAGCATCGTCTCAACTTTATCCCAAGTCTGTTGTATGTGAGTGCTTGGTACTATTCTTAAATCAAGCATTATCCAACCACAATGTACATAAAGTTACATATATAAGCATTTGAGGTGTGTTC